AGGTTGCTGCGGCGAGTGGCGCTGGAAACGTTATTAACGTCGGCAGAAGTACATTTGATTGCGACGAAAACAGTTCAACTGCCACGACAACTGTCGGAACAGGCAGTGGAGGCGGTGGCAGTGATCAGCCGCCTGAGATTGATACGGAGGTTGACATTGATCCGCCTGACCCAGATGACGCGGATAGTCCGTATCCAGAAGGCCCGCAAAATCCTGAGGATCCACTTGACGAAACGCGCGACGGCAGCGATCCAGGCAATCCTCAAATTGAGGGTTATACAGGCACGCCAACAACTGGAGACACATTGACTTATGCGCCTAACTGTCCTGGGGCGATAGTTAAGTGGTACAAAATCAACATCAACACTGAAGAGGCGACACTTATCGGTGAAGGCGTCGGCGCTGTGTTGAGCGTTACGGAAGCGTTGCAGCAAGAAGGCGTGAGGGTTTATGCGGAAGGATGTTGCCCTGATCCGTCGGCTCCTGGCGGCTATGGAACTTGCATTAAATCTGATGAGGTTGAAGTATTTGATGAAATCATTGATTGCCCTGGCGGTGGCGACGCAGGCGGTCAAGGCACATTTACCAAGGTCATCAATGTTGGTACTGCTTACCCGGCAAACTTTACCTTTACTTATACGGCCTACACGGTTCAAGACAGATTCGTGATTTCTGGCGCGGCGACTCTTGACACTGGATTTGTGAGCGGCACAAATGTGAGTGTCCTTGTCGATAAGACAAGTTCGGGCCGTTATGTCACTGTGACTGTCTACGCTCCGACCAGTGGCACGGCATGGGAGTATTCTGTCGGATGCGCTAGTTGATCATGGCTGATTTTCCTTCGCTAACTCCTCAGACAAGGACATATACGCCAGGCGCGTTTGCTGTTTACAGAACAACTGTGTTTGCTGGCGATCAAATTGCAGTCAGAAGGAACAATGCGGCCACGAACTATCTGCTGTCTTTAACGTTTGTTAGTTCAGATGCAACCTTTCAGAAAACAATTTTCAATCACTATGCCGTTCATCACAGGTTTCAACCTTTTGACTTGCCGTCTGTGATTACAGATGGAGGCGGGTTTAGTTTTCCTGCAAATTATCAGTGGATCTATGGAGGCCCGCCAAAAGTAACATTTACATCAGGGGAAGTAAAGGTTTCGGTGCAGCTTGAGTTGGTGGCCCCATACGACATCTAGCAATGGCTTCTTTTCCGACTGTTTACCCAGATTCAATCTCTTTTGACCATGGCTTGCCTGAAGTCAGTGAATACACTGCCTTTGGTATTGGGCCGATTCGGTTTAAAAGTAATGACTACGTAGACCGCCAAGTTTTCACGCTTCAGTTTTTGCATTTACAGCAAGCGTCTATTGATTTAATTAGAAATCATTACATCCAAAGCCAAGGCACTGCCGGCAATTTTGGGGTGCCTGTTGCAGTTCTTGGAAGCGTGGGGGTCACCAATTCTTCAAGCCTTTACCGCTACGTTGAGACGCCAAAAGAAGAGCATTTTGGCATTTATTTCAACATGACAGTAACGCTGCAAGCAATGCAGGGTGTTTTGTTGCAGTTTATTCTTGATGGCGGGCCTGCAACTTTGCCAACAGAGCAGGCATTTGACGAATTTGTGTTTAGCGGAACTTCTCCGTTTGTTTTGAACGGATCCGATAGCGCTACAGCTACACTTATTCTAGACGCCACGCAAGGCTAATGGCTGCCACTACTGTTAGCGTACAGATGCAGCAGCGGCGTGATACCGCTTCTGGCTGGACTTCTGCCAATCCAGTGTTGCTCAGTGGTGAGCTGGGTTTTGAGACAGACAGTAGCAAAGCAAAATTAGGGGATGGCTCCACGGCGTGGAATTCTCTGACTTACATCCCAGGCTTTTCAGTTTCTGGGTATCCGCTAGCTACTGCTGACATTGCAGACGATGCCGTTACTGCCGATAAGCTCGCAGACACGACAGTAACCCCAGGTTCTTACACGCTTACAAGTCTGACGGTTGACCAGCAAGGTCGTATTACGGCTGCGTCTAGCGGAACTCCTGCTGATACAGACAAGATTGTTGAAGGCAACACTGAAGCTGAGGTTGTCGATACGGGCTCAGACGGTCACTTTAAAGTCACAACTGAAGGAACGGAACGCATCAGGGTTGGCCCTGCCGGGCAAATTGGCATTGGTGGAGCGAATTACGGCACTACCGGTCAAATTCTTAAAAGCGCTGGCTCATCAGGGGCTGTCACTTGGGGGGATGCTTCAACAGTCGCTAGCACAATTCTTGAGAACCTTCAGGCGATTGCCTCTGATTACACTTTGACAACGAATTACAATGGGATTAGTACGGGCCCTGTAGCTGTGAACGCGAGCGTCACGGTTACTGTTCCCGCTAACGCCACTTGGGTTGTTCTCTGATCATGGCCTTCGGAACTGTCAAAGTTGATTCGATCACCAGCAGCACCCAAACGCTGACGGTTGACAACCTGCTGGAATCAGGAGACATCGGCAGCACCGTTCAGGGTTATGACGCTGACACGGCTAAAACCGACACGGCTCAGACGTTCACCGCTGCACAGCGCGGAACGATTACAACGCTGACTGATGGTGCCACTATCACGCCAGATTTTTCGGCGTCAAACAATTTCACTGTCACGTTAGCCGGAACGGGTCGAACGCTTGCAAACCCTACAAACATCACAGCAGGGCAAAGCGGGGTTATCGCTATCAATCAAGACGGCACAGGCAACCGAACAATCACAACGTATGGAAGTTATTTTAAGTTTGCCGGTGGGACCGATCCAACGCTATCGACCGGAGCTAACGATTTAGACATCCTGAGTTATTACTGCGTTTCCTCTACTGTGATTGTGGCGTCATTGGGGGCTGATTTCTCGTGAGTGTTCTTTCAAATGGCTACTTGTTAGCCCTTATTCCTGCAGCTGACCCAGGCTTTGACGCTGAGTTTTTAGTTATTGCCGGTGGTGGTCAGATTACTGACTCCAGTTATAGCGATGGTTCAACTGCTGACGCCCGAGGCGGTGGTGGGGCCGGTGGCTATATCTCTTCAATTTCAGGTGAATCAAGCGGGGGAGGGGCTTCAGCCCTTTCTGCTGTTGGCTTAACTACTGGCGTTTCATATTCTGTGACTGTTGGTGCGGCTGGGTCTAGCTCAATTTTTTCAGGAACAGATACCTCAGCGGCTAATTTTAATCACACTGCTATTGCTGGCGGTGGGAAGGGAGCTACTGGCGGTTCTGGCGGCGGTGGAGATATGGGTGGTGGGACTGGTGGCAGTGGAACTGCAAACCAAGGCTATGCCGGTAGCGACGGCTCAGCGGGGGCTGGTGATATTTGCTGGCAAAATTCTAGTTATTGGTGCCATTCGGCTTGTAGAGGAAATAGTTCCCCCCATTTTGGTGCCGGAGGCGGCGCGGGCGGTGCTGCTAGTGGGGTTAATGGCGGTGTTGGCGTGCAGTCTTCTGTAACTGGTACTGCGACTTATTATGCCGGGGGTGGCGCATCCAAAGGCATTTGCATACAAGACCAACTTGTTGGAACTCCTGGCAGCGGTTATCAAAATTATGGCGGTGGCGGTAATCTTGGCGCAGCTGGTCAAGATGGAGTTGTGATTTTGAAGTACCCGGCAACGGTGTCAATTACTTCCGGTGGAGGCTTAAGCATGTCAACCTCTACTGTTAGTGGCAGCAGGGTGACTGTAATCACTGCTGGCACTGGAAGCATTCAATTTACTTCCGTTTAATCATTATGTCTGCTTACGTCGCTTTTTTGGATTCCAACAATCTGGTAACACAGATCGTTCAAAGCCCTGATGACGGGCAAGACTGGGTCAGTATTTATGGGGAAAGAGCTGGTTGCACCTGTATCGAAACCCAAAAAGACGGCGCAATACGGAACAAGTATGCTCAAGTTGGAGACACTTATTACGCCGACGTTGACGCCTTCATTAGTCCCAGCCCTTATCCCAGCTGGAACTTGAATAAAGCAGCAAAAAGATGGGAGGCACCTGTTGACAAGCCTGATGACGACATAATCTATGCTTGGGACGAAGACGCAGGAAACTGGAAGATTGTGTATGACCCTGCATGGGGTCCCCCTGCTGGTTTTGAATGACCCTGGAATTGACAGCCCGTTTTAGCGTTCCTGATTTGGCTAGGGACTATGGCTTTCGATAGACTTAGCTGAGGAGGTGCGTTATGGCTGTCCAACCTGGGACGTATGACATCACGCTGCAGCGCCGTGCTGATTACAGCGTGCTGTTGCAATTCAAGGACGGCAGCGATGCTGTAATTGACCTGACTGGATACACGGTTTACTCCCAGGCGTGGACGAGTGGCCGCGAAAAAAAGTACGCAGATTTTGGAGTTGCTTACACGAACCGTACTAATGGGCAAGTCACGTTGTCCTTGACGGATACAGACACCGCTGTTTTCCCAGACAAGCTTTATTACGACGTACTGCTTGAAAATGCGAGTGGTCTTCGCGAGTATTACCTAGAGGGTGTGATCACCGTCAAAGAGGGCTACACCACGCCATGACATCGGTCAACGTCACCACGACGAACAACACTGTCAGTGTGACGGGAAACGGTTCATCTGTGGTTGTCCAAACGCCAGTGACTACAACTGTCACTGCAACAACAGTTGGTCCGCAAGGTGCGGCTGGATCTAATTTCAGCCTTGAACAGAGCGCTAGAGTAGATAAAAGCATTGTTTACTTCGACTCTGCTTCTAGTCAGTTTCGTGCTGACGCCAGCATCACCCAGACCACCCTCACTGACGGCGGTAACTTCTAGCCATGGCTAACACTCTTCGTATCAAGCGTCGCGCTGCTGGTGGATCCACTGGCGCGCCAACCACTCTTGCTAACGCGGAGTTGGCGTACAACGAGTCGGATGCTGGAAATGGCATCCTTTATTACGGTGTTGGGACGGGTGGCGCTGGCGGAAGTGCAACCAGCATCGTTGCCATTGCTGGTGATGGAGCGTACTGCACGCTGAGCAGTGCTCAAACAGTTACTGGCAACAAAACATTCACCGGAACGGTTGACCTGAGCGGCGCAACGCTGTCAGGCAACACGACTTTTAGCAATAACTTAGTTGTCACTGGCGACCTGACGGTCAACGGTACGACCACCACTGTCAACTCCACCACAATGACGGTGGATGACAAGAACATTGAGCTTGGAACGGTTGCATCTCCGAGCGATACCACTGCTGATGGCGGTGGCATCACGCTGAAGGGGTCCACTGACAAAACTTTTAACTGGGTCAACAGCACCGACAGCTGGACTGCCAGTGAGCACATTGATCTTGCTTCCGGCAAAGAGTTCAAGATCAATGGAACGTCAGTCCTGAGCGGCAGCACCCTTGGTTCCGGCGTCACCGCTTCAAGCCTGACTTCACTCGGCACTGTTACTACTGGTGTTTGGAACGCCACCGATATTGCGGTTGGTGCTGGTGGTACTGGCGCATCAACTGCATCAGGTGCCCGCACCAACCTTGGTCTGGCAATCGGCAGTGACGTACAGGCGTATGACGCTGACCTGGCCACCCTGTCTGGGATGCAGACCGGTGCAGCCACTGCACTTGCTGCCCTGACTTCTACTGAGGTTGCAATCCTTGATGGTGCGACTGTCACTACCACCGAGCTGAACTACGTCGACGGCGTTACTTCCAGCATTCAGACCCAGATCAACAGTGCCACTACAGACATCAGCAACCTGCAAACCCTGACGGGTATTGCTGACGGCAACTCTAACCTTGGAACGTTCAGCGGTTCAACGATTTCTGATAACGACAGCGTCAAAGATGCGCTGCAAGCGCTTGAGACTGCAGTTGAATCAGCCTCAACCTCACTGACTGACTTAGGCGTCACTTCAACTGCAGCTGAGCTAAACGTTCTTGATGGCATCACTGCTACTACCGCAGAACTCAACATCCTTGATGGCGTCACCTCTACGGCTGCAGAACTCAACATCCTTGATGGTGTTACCTCCACTGCTACCGAGCTGAACATCTTGGATGGCGTTACCGCCAGCACTTCTGAGATCAACCTGCTGGATGGTGTTACCGCTACTACGGCTGAACTGAACATCCTTGATGGTGTAACTGCTACGGCTGCTGAACTGAACACTCTTGATGGTGTTACGTCAACTGCATCTGAGCTGAACATTCTGGATGGTGTTACCTCCACCACTGCCGAACTGAATCTGCTTGACGGTGTTATTGCTACGACCGCTGAGCTAAACATTGTTGATGGCAGCACTTCTGCAACTTCAACCACGCTTGCAGCAGCTGATCGGATGGTGGTGAATGATGGTGGAACAATGGTTCAGGTGGCGCTTAGCGACCTAGTCACATTCCTGGAAAACGGAACTGTCAGCGGCTTTGTGCTAGATGGGGGCACCTTCTGAGTTAGCTAATGGCTATACCCATTAAACATAAAAGAGGCACCGCTAACCCTGGTGCCTCTGATCTTGTTGTAGGCGAGCTTGCTATCAACACCACAGATGGCGGTATCTTTACCAAAACTGATGGTGGAGCGGCAGTAAAGATCAACGCCCTAGTTGCTGATGGTGCGATTATCGAATATGCGACAACAATTTCGTCTAGCTATACGATCACGGCAAACAGGCAGGCAGAAAGCGTTGGGACGATTGCGATCAGCCAAGGCGCGACAGTGACAGTATCTTCAGGCAGTACCTGGAGAATTCTTGAATGAAGCGTCCTGACCCAATGATCTGCGCCAGCCATGGCGCTTCTGATGTTGTCGCCAGCCGCAACCGAGTGCAGTGGCTGAATGAGCTGTATCTGTACGATGGCCGCGACAAGCGTGATCATCCGATGCACGGTCTTTTCACTGGTTTGGCCAGCAAATATCAGCAATTTGCAGGCTGATGGCGAAGTCACTTACCGGAGAAAATTTTGTTGTTAGCAAGCCGAAAAAGACCAGACAAGGAAATGGATCACATTCAAAACCGTCCATGGACGAAAGAAGTATCGTGGTCAAGGAAAACGTTAACCCTCTTTCCAATGATCAAACCATTCGCAATCGCTGTTTCTGGTGTTCTCGCTGGTTCAGCTGCTTGGGCAGGCCCCTTTGTGAACGTCGAGAATAATGCTGGCTTCACTGGCTCTGATTTTGGCGGTTCCGTAACCGACATGCACGTTGGCTACGAAGGTAGTGATGGCGTTTATGGCTACTACCTGCAATTTGGTCCTTCCTACGTTCAGCCTGACGGTGCTACTGGTGAGTTTGAGCTGTCCGGCAAGATTGGCGGCAGCGTACAAGCCACGGAGCAGTTTGGTGCTTATGGCGAAGTCAGTTTCATGACTGGCGACGACGATGCTTCTTACGGCACCAAAGTTGGCGTCAAGTACAGCTTCTGAGCTATAACAAAGCTGTCTTCTCACACAGGACAGCAATTGGCCCCCGTTTAGGTAGAGCTGCACGGGGGCTTTTTGTTGCCTATTGTCCGTCGCGTCCTTATTGGTTTCGCCATGAGCGTCAAACTTAATGGAAACAAGTATTCCCCAGCTGGGACTAGGGTCCCAAGTGAGTTGCTGCCTACTGCAATTCGCTACGAAAAGGCGAGAGCACTTGCATTTGAGCACTTAGGGCAACCGCACCGTGCTGAGGAGTGTTTAGCTCTTAAACGTTTTTACGAACGACGTAAAATAAAAGAGCAGAATTAGCGTTTTTAGAAGTGCAAAAGTTTTTTAACGTCCTGGCTGTTACAGCCTTTGTGATGTCTGGAACGATGGTCGCTGCAACGGTGGTGTTTTACACGCGGATCCCATCGCTAACGAAGTATTACATGAGTGAGCTGACGTTAGAAATGACCAAGGTTATGACCAAGATGATGCCTAAGAAGATTGAAGCAGCAATGCCGAAAATGCCGACAAAGACTGGCTTGCCGATCAAGCCACCATTTTGACGTTGGCGGTTGGATCGTCGTCATGAGCTTCAGGCCCGAAACCTTCCGCCTTAATCCTTTCAGCAAAGTCCGTTTCTGGCGCGGATGTCTCCGCTTTTTGCTCAAACGACGCCAGCCATTCGCGCAATGAATCCCCTGTCGGAGTGCCACTGGGCCATTTAACGTATCGCAAGATCATCTTGTGATTTGTAAACAGCCGGGACGATCTGCCGGACAAGACTGTGTAAGTGATCTCAGGCCCTTCACGTCTACGGTTCCGCTCAATCCAAAGCTGACCAGCAACAAACCGTTCACCCTTCATGCCGGAAATCCCTGAGATTGGTATTGGTGCGGTGCAAGTACCGGAGATCCCGGCTTGGCGTGCCATGCCTCCACAGAGTATTCCGGTTGCGCCTCCGGTGACGTTACAAATTGGTTTTCCTGTAGCTGACATTCCTGGCTGTGTAGAGACCAGGAACTCAGCAGCAGGCGACAGGGAGATCTATAACACCGATCCAAAAGGAAACATCACTGTTTGCGGCGGTCAGATGCCGTCGTACAAACCAATCGACTACACGCCTGGAACGCTGGTGTATGGCGCGGCAAAACCTCCACCACCACCAGAAGAGGAAGCACAACCAAAGAAAGAAAAACCGGCTGGTGAATCAAGCCAACCGGCAACCCCTCTTCCGTCGCCAGGTAGTGACATTCCTGACACCCCATTAGATAGCAACGAGCTGCCATGCCCGCCACTGGACGCATTACCTATTGGTGTCAGAGGTAAGCAAGGAACTGGGATTGTTATTGGATATAAACGTGTCGATGGTCAGTGCATCACGATGTATGACCGCTTGCCGATCGACAAGATTATCGATAATTACCTGCCGCCTGCACCTGTTGCACTGACGACTGGTGTGATTGCTGCAACGGCTGCAACATCAGCCATCGTGGCAAAGCCGCTGGGTGAGTACGTGTTAAAGCTGGTCAAACCTGCTGTCAAAAAGACAATTAAAAAACTCAAGGGGATGATTGGGAAGAAGCCTCGCCCTGAGTCTGTTGCTGAGCGGATGAAGTTTCAGCGTTCTCTCCGTAAGTGATTTTGTGAATGTGGGGCGGAATAACGCCTGGCGGATTTTGCAAAACTACGTCAGCACAAATTTTGCTGTAAGGGCTGTCGGGGTGAAATGTGATGCC